TTTTTAATAAATTTACTCACTTTTTTATTCACGATTATAAAATAGGAACACTTATATCGAATAGTCAACCAATGCAACGGCATAATTTAATATCAAAATTCGGGAATAGAAAAACAAATAATTTAAAAGATGCATTTTCAACGATTATAGAAGTTGCAACCATGAGAAATAATTCAGATGAGCACAAACGATTCAAAATGGGAAAACGAATTCAATTACCACTCGCATTTATTGAACATTATTCAAATAAAAATGATATTATATTAGATCTCTTTGGTGGTGCAGGGTCTACACTCCTAGCATGCGAACAATCAAATAGGCAAGCGCGCATTATGGAACTCTCCCCAGGTTATTGCCAGATAATTAAAGATAAGTACGAAAAGTTTATAGGTGCAGCCAGCGTATAGTATATTGTAGTAAATGCTACAAGATGAAAAAAATGAATGGAAAATTGTATACTGGAAAATGCAGAACGGGCACAGACACTCGTTCTACACGGAATGTGAAGACTGGCACGACGATGACAATATCCCAGACGGGTACTTCTTTCGGGATGGAAGGGAAGTAAAAACGCAGGGAGATTATTTTGAGTATGTGTGCGAGAGTGAGCATACATACGTTGAAGTTCTGGATATTTTGGACTATACAGAGGAGGGGGTTCGGGAGGCCATTGATCTGGGGTACGTGCGACTCTCAGGCTCTGATGAACCACTGCTTGAACTTGCAGGATTAGAAGGTCTGGAATTCATATGAAAATCATATATGAACCGAAAGGCAGAGCGCATGAATATTCAGAGCTGGCAGCAAATCTATACAGTGGTTGTGATCACAGTTGCATCTATTGCTATGCCCCCGCAGCATTGAAGCGGACACGAGAAATATTTAACAAGGCGACTCCCCGGGCAGGTGTGATCCGACAGCTCGCAGACGATGCAGATGAAATGAGAAAGAACCAGGACAAAAGAAATGTTTTGCTCTGTTTCACATGTGATCCATATCAACAAATAGATGTAAGGTATAAGTTAACCCGACAGGCAATCCAGATATTCAATATGAACGAGATCAGGTTCACGGTCCTGACGAAAGGAGGGACTCGATCCCTGCGAGATTTAGATCTGATTGCAAAAGAAGGGTTAGGGTCGTACGCAGCAACATTAACATTGACAGATGAAACAATGCGGCAACGATATGAGCCGAATGCAGCAACGACACAAGAGAGGATCAATGTTTTAAGACAAGCACACGATCTCGGGATCTCAACGTGGGTATCACTGGAACCGGTGATCGATCCTATCCAAACGCTCGACCTCATCAGACAGACTTGTGAATTCGTAGATCTCTTCAAAGTCGGAAAACTGAATTATCTCGATGAAGCGAATATGATTGACTGGTGCAAGTTCAGGGCCGACGTAGTTGATGTCTTGAAGGAGGTAGGATCAGCATACTATCTGAAACAGGATCTGCAGAGGTTTGCAAATGCATAAAAAAATATATGCAAATCTTGGAATAGATCCAAAAATTTATGTCGATTTCAAACAGATTTGTAATAAAAAAGGTTTAAAATATGGAAAACAAATAGAAATAATGATGGAAAAATTTATAAAAGAGAATAATTAATTTTAACAGAGTTGACGCATAATGACCACAACAATACCCCAGAAAAAACTCATTGAGGCATTGAGAAAAACACATGGGAACTTCATGCTATCTGCGAAAATGTTGGGATGTTCCAGGGAGGCAATCTATAAACGGGTAAATAAATCGCCAGAATTGCAGAAAATCGTGAATGATGAGAGAGCGGGGTTTGTTGATGTTGCAGAAAGTGCTTTATATTCTGCAGTACTAAACAATGAATCATGGGCCGTACAATTCACACTAAGAAACCTAGGAAAAGATCGCGGATATGTAGAAAAGCAGCAGGTCGAACATAGCGGTCCTGAAGGCGGGCCGATTGAACAGACATTAAATCTCAATATTGAAGAGGAGGTGAAAAAGGTTGCTCACTTGCTGCCAAATGTCAAGGAATGACCAGATTGATATGGTCTCACAGTACCTCAAGACTGTGAGAATGAACCCATATATTCCACACGAACCTACTGAGAAACAAGCACTCTTCTTACTACATAATCGCGTTCCGGAAGTATTTTATGGTGGTGCAGCCGGAGGTGGGAAAAGTGATGCTTTGTTGATGGCGGCGCTCCAATATGTAAGTGTACCTGGTTATGCCGCTCTTCTTTTAAGGCGGACTTACAAAGAGCTTGCATTACCGGAAGCAATCATGGATAGAGCATTCGTATGGCTTTCTCCGACAAATGCAAAATGGCATGAAGACGAGAAGACATGGCGATTTCCGTCAGGTGCAACTTTAACCTTTGGATACCTGGAAGGGCCAAGGGATCACTACCGGTATCAATCTTCTGCATTCCAGTATATTGGATTCGATGAGCTTACTCAGTTCAATGAGAATCAATACCGATATCTATTCTCGCGGTTGAGGAGGCTTGCGGGATCAGATATCCCAATCAGAATGCGAGCAGCAAGCAATCCAGGAAATATAGGGCATGAATGGGTATTCAATAGATTCATCAATCCTGAGACTAAGGAAGATCGCATATTTATCCCGGCGAAGCTCGGGGACAATCCATATCTCGACCAGAGAGAATATATCCGGAGCCTTAACAAACTTGATCCAATTACTCGGGAGCAACTTCTTAACGGTGACTGGAATGTAAGGCCGGAGGGAGGACTCTTTAAGAGGGAATGGTTCAACCTGATTTCCTCCCCTCCCGCAGTGGAAATGCCGATGTGCCGGTTCTGGGATAAGGCCGCCACCCAAGATGGAGGAGACTATACTGTCGGGGCGCTCGTCGGAATCTGGGAAGGGCGGGCTTATATCCTAGATATTAAGAGGGTCCAACTTTCTCCCGGGGGTGTGGAGAAGGTAATCTCACAGACTGCGATGATGGATGGCCCGAATGTAATCATCCGGATGGAGCAGGAGCCAGGATCATCAGGAGTGGATGTGATCGACCATTATACCCGATACGTCCTTCCAGGATATAATTTCAAAGGAGTGAAGAGCACAGGCTCAAAGGTCGCCAGAGCATCCCCACTATCGACAATGGCAGAAGCGGGAAACCTCTACGTCCTGACCAAAGGATGGACCCAGGACTTCCTCGATGAGTTCATCCTCTTCCCGGGAGGACCACATGACGATCAGGTAGACGCGACAGCCGGAGCCCTGAACGCTCTCACCCTCGGAATGCAGGAGTTCTACACAATTGTCTATGATGAAGACTTTCAAATTTCACCAATTTAGGGGAGGAATGAGAAAATGACGGACCCAACTACTGAAAAAGAACTTGATAAACAAATCGCAGAAATCAAAAAAGATCTGCGAATCCTGGAACTAGAGAGAGAGATCCTTAAGTTGCGGATGTTGTTACACGAAAAGGAGACTACGATCATAACATCTTCCCGGGCGTGGGATCCATGACAAATAAAAAACCAACATTGAAAGAAGAGATCGCAGACCTGCAGGAGAGATTAGAGGCAAGTACTAATAATCAGGAACTCCTCGAAGAATCCCTACAACTACTTGAACTCCAACTCCAAGACCAGGGATGGATTCGATTATTTGGAGGAACAAAAGAACTCACAAAACCTGCACTCAATACTCTCTACGATCTCGCGCGAGCCTATTGGCTAAAGAATCCATTAATCCGGCGAGCCGTAGAGATCCAATGTCTCTATGTATTTGCGCAAGGAATGACGATTAAGGCCGAGACAGAAGAAGTAGATAATGTCATCCAGGACTTCCTTAAAGACAGGAAGAACTATAATTCAATCTCGTCACACCAGGCATGGATGCAGAACGAAAGGGATCTCTCGTTGTCTGGTAACTTGTTCTTCACCCTGTTTACTAATCCCGAGAACGGCAGGGTAATCGTAAGAACAATCCCTTTGTATGAGATTGCGGATATTATCTGCAATCCTGACGACTTCAAAGAACCATGGTACTACAAGAGGGAATTTATCCAGACTACGTTCAACGAAAAGACAGGTGCAACATCTCAGCAATCTCTGACGGAGTACTATCCTGATTGGAAGTACCTGCCGGACAGCCAGCCAAAAGAGATCAACGGCGATCCTGTCAATTGGGATGCTCCTATTTACCATGTGAAAACCAACTGCCTCCCAGATATGAAGTTCGGAGTTTCCGAGATGTACTCAGCAATTGACTGGAGTGCAGCATATAAAAAATTCCTCGAAAATTGGAGTAAACTCACAGAAGCATACGCACGGTTCGCATTTGGCCTGACAACAAAAGGTGGCATGCAGAAAGTCAATGCAGCTAAGGCTAAGATAGAGACGTTGTTTTCAAAGTCAAATCCCGGGATCTCCTCTGATCTCGAGGGGATTTCACCTATCAAACCACAACCCACTGCCGGAACATTTGTAGCAGGAGAAGGGATCCAGCTAAGCCCAATTAGGACCGGTGGGGCAACCACTTCAATGGAAGATGCGCGCCGATTAATGCTCATGGTCGCATCCGCTTCAGGAATCCCAGAACAGATCTTAACGGGCGATCCTTCGACGGGGAACCTCGCAACCGCAAAAGCAATGGAGCGGCCACTTGAATTACAATTTCGCAACCGGCAGACCTTATGGACAGATGTCTGGTGGGATCTATGTCAATATGTAATTGACCAGGCAGTTAAGGCCGGTACCCTCCCTGGAATAGAAGATACAGATCCATATACAGGGGATCTCACCTATTCCCTCCTTATGACGGATAAAAATGGAGAGACTGATCAATCCAGAGACATCTCAATCACGTTCCCTCCACTACTCGAACATGATGTACTCCAGACAGTACAAGCAGTTATCTCAGCTGCAACTCTTGATAATAGGACTCTTGCCGGAACAATGGATCGGAAGACAGTAGCCAGCCTCTTGCTCCGGGCATTGAAAGTCGATGATGAAGAAGAGATCTTAGGAACAATACCTGATGAGCCAAAATTCGATAGGATCACAGCACCTCCAGAACCCGAGTCTCCATTCGGTGGGCAGGCTCCTCTGGAATATACTACTGCATCCATTGAAAACCTGATGATGAGTACGTTAAAGGACGTGCAGGAAGCCGCGAAGGAAGTCCGAAAGGTCCCTTTTGAGGAAGCGGAAGAAGAAGAGCACGGTATCCGATTCGAGGAAAAATGATGAATTTAGCAGTAAAGATTCACCCATACCAAGAACAAATATTATTAAATGGTGCGTTACGGGGTGTGCCAAAGGATTGACGGAAGCCGGTGCCGATGCACTTGCATATGGCATTGCCGAGATGGAACAACAATTAAAAGCAATGAGGGCCCGGGATGAAGAATAAAAACCTTCAACCGCTGATCGAAGCATCCCGCACCTATAACAGACTCAAAGGAGTAAGAGATACCGAACGACAGCTACGGTACTTTGAAACCCGAATGACAAAAGAGATCGGTGAGATTTTCCTTGAACAAGGAGACATCTTACTGGATAAGTTGGAAGAGTTCCGGCATTATTTCCAGGAAGATATAGGTCGAGACATTGATTATCCATTAAACAATGTTTTTTATCTCACGTTCAACCGGTTCAAAGATGCCATTACACGATATCGTCTTTACGGTGCAAAGATCGCTGAGGAATCAGTAAGATCCAGTATTGGTATGGAATTTTCTTTCGATAAATACGATATCGGGGCATATACAGAACTGGAAAAAGTAGCAGCACAACGAGTTTCAGGAATCAACGAGGTTACCCGGGAGCGGATCAAGCAGATCATTATGGATGGATATGAAAAACAAAAGACATACTCCCAGATCGCAACAGACATAAAAAACGAGTTCCATGACTTTGCAGCTCCTGCCCCCCAAAAACATATTCGTAACCGTGCGGAACTCGTTGCAGTTACGGAATTACGTGATGCACATGAATCTTCACAGAGAACACAGATGCAGTCTTTCATCGATCGGGGATATGAAATAGAAAAATCCTGGCTGACAACAAATGATGAAAGACTATGCGATCAATGTCGGGCAAATGCAGAAGCAGGCTGGATCGGTTATAATGACCTATTCCCTGATGGTAAGATCCATGCTCCCAGCCACCCAGCATGTAGGTGTCGGACAATCTACAGGATAAAGCCCGGTACAATGGGAATCGAAACAGCAAAGGCAGGGGGTATAGAACAATGGAATCAGTATATATAAGAGAGCAGGACAAGATCGCAGAGAGGATCCGCAACTTGGAGAAAGGGAAGAAGGAACTGCTCGAAGAGATTGAGATCCTGAAAAAGAGGCTGGCGGCACTTGAGAATGAAAGGCAATCACTTAGCGTATCTACCCAACACAAAAAACCTATCCGCAAGAGAAAAAAGGCTATTGAAACTCCTGTATGAAGACGGGGCCTTTGCGGATGGCGGGCTTTCATATTCAGCAGCAGCAACTATCCTTACTTGGGCATACCCTCAGGACAACGGAGGTTATCGCACCCGGGAAGGAGTTTATAAGTTCTTAAGAAGAGAACGTGATTGAGAGGTATAAGATAAATAAAACAGTCTTTATCCATTCTATAAATACCTCCCTTACATATTTTTACGTATGACGAATTGGAGTGCTACAATCTACAATTCTCTTGAAGAGTTGGAAGCTGCAATTGAGGCCATCTCTGTTAGTTCATATATCGAACTAGTCTGCGATCCGATTACTGGTCGATATTTGCTGGCGGAGACAGGATGATCATATGGTCATCTTTTGGGAAGCGCAGATCTTCAATTCCATTGAAGAGATGTACGCTAAGGTTGAGACCATCATTGATGAGGTAGATATAAAGAAAGTATTCGATCCAATTACAGGAAGATTTCTTTTAGCCTGGGGCGGGCCATTACTAAGAAGTGGAGAACCATAAGTCTATATATTTTTATCCGTCTTATAAATATTACGCGCCCATAATATATACTTAATGCCTTACTCATCGATTAATGATTTACCGAGCTCGGTAAGGAACAATCTGCCGAAACATGCGCAGGAGATCTACTTAAAAACATTCAATTCTGCATTCGATTCTACATGTAAAGGGAGGGACGACCGCGATAGCTGTGCTGCGAGTATAGCCTGGGCCGCGGTCAAGAACTCTTATGAAAAAGGAGCCGATGGAGAATGGAAACAAAAGGAATCAAAGGAGAATGGCAATGTGACCACCAACTATGAGGTCTTTGATGAGACTATTCCAGGAGAATTAAAGCGGGACTCTATCTCAAAGTCTGGGATCGCGCGAATACGGATCATCAAGCCCGGGTGGGGAAGTTCGGGATACTACTCTGAAGATATGTTGAAACGGGATGCCCCGAAGGTATACACGCCGGGCCTTCACATGTATTTGAACCACCCGACAACAAAGGAAGAGAAAGAGAGGCCTGAACGGGATCTTCGGGATCTTGCAGGAGCAATTGCCGGAAATGTTGCATATGAAGACGGACCTATGGGTCCAGGTGTCTATGCAGACGCACTGATCTTCAAGGATAAACGTGAGTTCCTTGGTGAGATTGCACCGTTTATTGGGATTTCTCACAGGGTAATGGGAAAATCCAGTATAGGTGAGGCAGAAGGCAAGAAAGGCCCTATCGTTGAATCTCTTGATAAAGGGATCTCTGTGGACTACGTTACCATGCCAGGAGCTGGCGGGGGTATCGTTCAACTCTATGAGTCATGGCGTGAATCCGGAGAGATCCAGGAATTGAACTCAGAACAAGCGAAGAAGGACGATAATATGGAAATCACAGTTGAAGCGGTCCGGAAGAACGAGGCCGTAATGAAAGAGCTCCGGGAATCTATACTCGCCGAGCAGGAAGCAGTCGGTGGAGGTGGAGGGAAGGCCGAGGAGCTCATGGCACAGATCGAGGAATACAAGAAGAAGATTGCCGCACTCCAGGCAGAACTCGACCGGATGAAGGAGTCCGTCGCTATCCGCGATGCCACCCTCATCGTGGGGAGGATGCTGGAGAAAACCAAGCTCCCGGATGTCACGAAGGCAAGGCTCATGGAATCCCTTCCAAGCAAGGTTGTCATGAAGGAGGGCAAGCTCGATGAGGAAGCCTTCGGGAAAGTCGTTGAGGAATCGGTCAAGGTTGAAACCGAATACATCACCAAGCTCTCCGAGGTCGGAAAGGTTCGGGGATTCGGTGGGAAACCCGCAGATGATAAGAAAGGCAAGGAGATCTTGAGAGAGAGTTTCAAATCTGCATATCTCGCACAAGGTCTTCCTCTCGAAGAGGCAGAACGCAGGGCAATCATAGCGGCGGAGGGCCGCTAATCAAACAAGGAGGTAAACAACAATGACAACTCAGTATCCAACCACCGGTCAGAGTGCCGGGAATGAAGGATCCTCAACCTATGAGGGAAGGTATCTCTCATTCGTCGAGAGTGACCTCACCCATCCCTACCATTCGGATGGGTTCGTGGATGGGGGAGATCCTGTAATGGTCGGGAATATCGTCGGAGTGGCGATGTCGAGTGCATCAGCGGCAACTGATATCATCTCCATCGATACCGAAGGAGTCTGGTATCTCTACGTCCTGGGATGCGTGTCCGACGGGACGAGCGATGGGATTGCAAAGGCACTCGTCGCCGGGGATCCGGTCTACTTCCAGAAAACCCCAGGCACCGATACCTATCTCCTCTCGGGAGAGCAGGACCCCTATCACTTCCAGCCGTTCGGGGAGGTCCTCGGGGCTGTGAGTGCATCAACGACCGTTCCGACGCTCGTCGCGGTCAAGGTCCACGGATCGCCCGTCCCGCTCGGAGGGATAATGCACTTCGGGTCTGGATATGATACTGCTACCGCGAATTTCCTTCTGGAAGGAGATACCACTATCCGCCAGGCAAAGCTGATCGAGGCATGTATCGCCCCGGCAACGCTCCTCCAGGCAGGGGAGCAGATTCACGGGATCAACATGCGGATTGTCGATAACCTGATCGGGACCGGAGGGGAAATCACCTGTGCTGAGTTCAAGGCTGTGAGGGATGAGGCGACCGATGCCACCGTCACCGCAGCAACTGCCCTGAAACTCGACGTGGACAATAAGAACGGGGGGATCGCTCCGTATTGTCGTGGACTCGATATTAAGATGGAAGGTGCGCCAGGAACCACACCCGCAATCCGTTCAGCTATCCATGTGAGCTCTAGTGGAACTGCGGGAACTCATGAAGGTCTTCTCGAAATTGATTCGGCAACTACAATGGGCGGTGCTGCCGCAGATAAGACGGGTGGAACGAAGAACGCTGCGATCTCCGTCATAATTGGTGGGGCACAGTATTGGATTCAGTGTTACGCCAATTAATAAGGTGATCCATGAACGCGAAAGAGGAACTGCAAAAGAAACTTTCCGGATGGGAAGCACGTATCGGGATGCTCGCATACCAGAAGATCCAAATCGAGAAGGACATTGCGACCCTCGAAGCCGCGATATCATCCGGGAAGGCAGTTCTTGCTGATATGACTACGGAAGAGGCAATTAAACAAGCACAAACAAACAAGGAGGTAAACAACAATGTCTGAATTTCTTGAAATGATGGAGGCATGGAACGGATATATTCCTGTTCGTAAGACTCTGGACGAATCCGCCATAGCCTCAGCTCTGGATCTGATCCAGAATAAAGCGGGGCTTTCACCTCGCCGACATGCAGCAATGCTTGAGGAAGCAATAGTCACAACTGATTTCCCATACCTGTTCGGACAGGTCATTGACCGTCAGCTCCTGGCAAACTATAAAGGTGTTGACGCAGATTGGAAGAACTACATGAAGGTCACTACCGTGCCGGATTTCAATACTGTCAGGCGCGAGAAGCTTCATGGAACAGATCACCGGCTGCCGGAAGTCCCTGAGAAAGGTGAGTATCATCCAAGTACCCCGACGAACTGCCGGTATACCTATAATGTCAAGAAGTACGGGCGGCAGTTCGATATCTCCTGGGAGTCTATCATCAATGATTCACTTGGAGCATTCGGCGATGTTCCACAGAGGATGGCACAAGCGGCAGCAAGGACGGAATACTACTTTGCGACGTCTCTGTTTGCAGCATCTAACGGTGATGGTAATTCCTCACTATTCGGCAATACGATCACCGATTGTGGACAGGACATCACCAACCTGGGCACGCTTCCCCTGACAATCTCAAACCTTGAAACCACAATGGGACTCATGGCGGCACAGACTAATCCCGCCGGAGAACCTCTCGGTATTCGTGCAAAGCACTTGGTTGTCGGGCCGGCTCTGGAAATGACTGCACGTTCGATACTCACATCCACTGTCAAGATGTGGACAGGCGAAAGCATTGATGTAGACGGAACAAAAATCTACTCCACTCCATATCCAACAACTAATGTAATCCCGCAGCTCGGTCTTCAGCTTCATGTCAACCCGTATATTCCGGTAATCGACACTACTCACGGAGATACTTCGTGGTATCTGTTTGCAGATCCGAATGATGTTGCAGCAATGGAGTTCGGTTACCTCCGCGGGCATGAGACCCCTGAGATCGTCATGAAGTCGAGCGATAAGGTCATGCCAAATGGTGGAGCAGTATCCCCGTTCTCCGGTGACTTCGCTAGTGATAATATCATGTACCGTGTCCGAGTTGTGTTCGGCGGGACGCCAATGGATCCCAGGGCAGCATATCTCCAGAGCGGCGCATAATCCCTCCTTTTTTCTTTCTTGTAAGGGAGGGATAGATGTCATTTACGTATGATCCGACAACGGATATTGGGCGGGTAAGGCGCACACTTCCGCAGGAGAAGAGCGTAGCCACCTATACCCTCTCCGACGAGGAGATCCAATCGTATCTTGATGATATGGGATCATGGCAGCTAGCAGCAGCCCAAGCACTCGAAGACCTTGCATCTGATCAGGCTTATGTCCTGAAGATCACTACCAACAGCGCGATTGGGATCTCTGTCAATGCAGTATCGGTATGTGCAGAACTCCGAGCCCGTGCAAAGGCGATGAGAGATGAGTACGCAGCGACGGGAGATGTGGATACTGCCATGTTCGATGTTGCACAGACTGATTGGGAGTCCCTGATCTGATATGGCAACTAATATGTTCCATCCTTCATTCATGTCGGGAATCTCCGATCTGTTCTTCCAGCATACTTGCACAATCCAGAAAGAGACTCCTGGGGCGATGGACGGAGCCGGCCAGTATTCCTCGTCCACCTGGGCGAACGACCAAACGGATGTGACCTGCGTATTCTATTACCTCTCACCATTCGCCCGGTTTGACATGCACAATATGACAATCACTGAGGAAACCCTGATCGTCGTGCTTCCCTCATCCGTCACGATTGCAGAATCCGGATACCGGATAGTTTCTACCAACCCAGGATTCGTCGGGACTTATAGCATTGTGAAACTTCGCGGCGAAGATATGGGCAACTGGATTGCCACGCTTGAGAAGGTGATCGACCCATGATTGATGATATTGATGTCGCCCGATGCCTTGGGAGAATCGAAGGAGAACTTACTGGAATCAACCGGGAAATCAAAGACATCAAAGACATGCTGAAACAACAGAGTGAAAGCTGTGTTGCCTGTAAAGACTCAATCAATGACCGGTTCGAGATGGATGAGAAGAGGATTGATGGTCTTGCTAATATTCAGACTGGTGAAGGTGCTGTGAGATCATGGTGGGATTCAAGCATAACAAAGCTAGGAGTTATTGGCGGTCTAATCCTTGGAATAGCCGCATTCATTGAGAGGTGGTTTTAGAATGCCACTTCATGGCGCTGATCAGGTCAAAAAGAACCTCGACCAGATCATGAAAGAGCGATGGAGTCAGGTCGGGCCGGCATGGTGGGATACTGTGCAGGAGAATGTCATGGATCCGAGCTTGGAACAAGTTCCAGTGAAAACCGGGGCCCTGAAAAGCACCGGGCAGAATATCCTGATTGAAGAACCGCATACTGTCACCTGTGAAGTGGGATACGGTTCGGAATCAGTGGCATATGCTTTTGTACAGCATGAACGGCTTGATTTCCACCATGAGACCGGCAAAGCGAAATACCTGGAAGATCCCTTAAACACGGCAATCCCGATCTTGCCGAAAGAATTAATCAAACGTCTGGAGGGGACCTAATGGCAATCATGCTTGCGGAGATCGCGGCAATGCTCCAGACCGGCGGGATTGGGACCCTCGGAGCCACGACTGGATGGACAATCCGGGTTGCAGAGATCCCAGATACCCCGAACACCTGTGTTTCACTCTACGAGTACGCAGGTCTCCCTTCTGACCTTACCTTGGACGGAACTCGTGATGTTACTCCGGGACTGCAAGTCCGCGTGAGAGGGGAACGGAATGGGTATATTACGGCGAGAGGTAAGGCGGAAGCGGTTTCCGTTCTTCTGGATGGAGTCGGGAACACCACGATCGGCACGCACGTCTACAAATACATCTTCGCAACGCAGCAACCTTCCTTCCTGGGTTTGGATGAGAACCAAAGACCGCAATGGGTACAGAATTTCAGAGTGTGTAAAGAACCATGAACAGCAATATGAACAGCAATGTGAACAGCAATGTGAACAAAACAAAAACGAGGAGGTAATCAAAAATGGCAAGTAGCGGATTTGCAGCATTCGGAACCGGGATTACATTTGACGGCACCGAAGTCAAGGAACTGACAAACATCGCCTGGGACATCGGCACGGTTGACGATGTGGATATCACCAACCATGATAGCCCCGATTCAACGGAAGAGTTCGTGCCGGGTATTATCCGGGTTGGAGAGATCACACTGGAAGGGAACTTTGTTCCGACTGACGCGGGACAAGCGAAACTGATCACAAACCTTCAGGCGAGAACTTCGGCAACGGTTGTGATCACCTGCGCAGACCCAGGAGCTGCGACCTTCACAGGCACTGCATATGTCAAGAGCTTCCGGCCTGCAGCACCATTTGAAGGCAAGGCAAGTTTCACAGCAACCCTGAAAGCAAGCGGGAAGATCACTTTCGCACCATGAGGTAATCCACAATGGCATCCTCTGGATTCGCTGCGAAAGGAACAACTCTGCTTTGGAATGATGTGCCTGTCCTGGAATTGACAAGTATCGGAATCCCAATAGCTGAAACCGACGACATAGAGATCACTAATCATGATAGTCCCGATCAGACAGAAGAGTTCGTGCCTGGTCTACTTAGGGGCGGTGATTTCGAAGTTGAAGGAAATCTCCTCCCAGGAGATACTGACGGGCAAATTGCAGTTCTAGATGATCTCCAGGATCGGGTCTCTCGCACAGCAATCATTGCTGGGCCTGCTGGAAAATATAACTTCTCATTCACAGCATATCCAAAACGATTCTCCCCGGCCGGACCGGTAGAGGGAAAAACGAGCGTGAGAATGGGATTTAAGGTATCTGGGAAATCGACGCTTGTCACTACTGTCAGTGCCGGGCTCACCACACCCTTCTTCAGCATTCAGGATAATGAAGGTGAGAGCCCGACAATCACCCCGGCGCCAGCGAATGCAGTCTATAATTACTCCGTCATGCTCGAAGCTTCTGACACGTATGTCAAGGTTCAACCCCAAGCGACGGCAGGAACAATCCGAGTGAATGGAGTAATAGTAGCTAGTGGGGCATGGTCAGGCAACATCCCCGTTACTGCCGGGACAACTCGGCAGATCGTAATAGAAGTCCGAGAGGAGAATAAGACTAGTAAGATATACCGGATCTTTATCACGAGGCCATCCGCATGATTCCAATTACTCTGGATAAGATTAGGCACCTGAAATTCACACCGAACGCTATTGCAGATGCGGAAGCGGAGATGGATAAAAACCTCCTTCTTATCGTTCAGGAAGGTGGGGTACGGGCGACACGGGCGTTACTCTGGGCGGGCCTGAAATGGGAAGATCGCGGACTTACACCTGAAAAGACCGGCAAACTGATTGAAGGATGGATGCAAACAAGACCTTATAGCGAGCTCGAAGAAATTCTCGTTAAAGCACTCCAAGAAGATGGATGGTTTCGGGAAGTCCATCGACAGGATATAGAAGATAAACAAGAAACGAGTCAGGAGCAAGGATCAGAGTAAGGAAGACAAGATGTATGTGGGACAATCGAAACAGCGCTGCTGGGAAGTATATTCACTGGGTTACAATTGCTGCATACAAATTCTGCAACATCCAGCCAGATCAAGTAAAGGAGATTACTCCCTCGGATCTCTTGCTCATGCTCTACGTCCGAATACTGGAAGCAATGCCAGAACTCAGAGAGAAAAACGACATCTCAAAGGCGATGGAACCTATGGACGATGAAACAATGGAGTCCATTATTGTCAATGTTCTGCACCCTGTAATTACTGCGATCGCTACTCAAGGAGGTTCTAATGGCTGAGTACTACGCGGGTGGGATAGTCTATTCTATTGAAGTTGATGATAAATCCAAAGTAGGTATAGATAGGGCGAAGAAAGGGATTGATGGTATAGGCACAACTGCAGAGAAAACAGACATATCATTAAGAACATTATCAAAAGAAACTGCTATATTCGGCCATGCCCTTTCATCCCTTGGTGGGACCGCCATGATTGCAGGTTCAGCAGTTGGTGGAGATCTCGGTAAGGGGCTTCAATCTTCTGGCATGGGTGTTGCATTTCTAGGATCTGGCTTAGCAACTACAGTCCCGGCATTAAAAGCACTCGCAACTGTAACAACTGGGCAAGTAGTTCCAGCAATATTAAAAGCAGTTGCCGCATTAACCGCACAGAAGGCGGCATTAATCGCATTGGGTTCGGCAACTGTGATCGGGATAGCCATTACTGGTCTTTATCTTTTGTATCAGGAAATGGAAAAAGCAACATCCAGTTCTAAAAAATTAGAAGAAGCGATTAATGATCTTGGGGAAGAGGTCAAGAACTTACGAGATGTAGAATCATCTCTGCAGTACCAAACAGATCGTGCCAAAGACTCATTCGATAAGTCGACAAAAGAAGTAGAAGATTATCAAGATGCATTAAAAGAAGTAAGGAAAGAGATCGAAAAATTAGAAGGTACTGAAAAAGATCTTACTGATCTTAGTCTTGATGTAGAACTGGCGAAATTAGATGAAAAAGACGCTATAAATGAATGGAAGGAAGCAGCAGTTAAGGGTGAACAGGATGTAACGAGATATGCTCTTAATGCTGCAGTAGCATCCCAACGTCGGAAAAAAGCCGAGGAAGAATATCGCAAGGCGCAAGAAGAAGTGACAGTAGAGCTTCCAAAAAAGAGAGAGGAGGAGAAAGTACTAGAAACTAAATTAGCCACGGCAGAAAGTCAGCGAGCAAAGGATCAAGAAGAACTCAACAAAAAGATGGAAGAATATGAAGACATTACTGACAGAATCCGGACAAAAGAGTTTCAATCAGGACTACTCGAACGACAAATGAAAGGAGAACCTCTAACCAAAGAAGAGTATGCGGCATTTACTGCAGCAGGAGCCCCAGAATGGATGAAGAAAGCAGTAGAGGCCATGCCCCAAACCGTAATGCAAGGCCCTCAGTTCAAAGAAGCAGCAGCATACGGCATTATGGGAACTGGGGCCAATATACTTCCTGGAGGCAGTACTGGTCTCTCTTACTACCAAAAAGCCTTAGAATTACTACGAACAAAAGAAGTTACTAATCCGTTATTTAAGGATGTAATGCAAGAGTCACAATCCGGAGAGCCGGCAGCATATGGTCTTTTAGGATATGGCGCTGAGTTTACTCCAGGCGGTCCAGGTTCACTGTCTACGTATGAAAAAGCTGCAGAGTCATTAGAGACAAAAGAGATTGTAAATCCGCAACTTAAAGCTGTAATGCAGGAGCCAACAACAGGAGAAACATATCTGGAAGAAGCCGCACAAGAAGAACAAAAAAAGCATTATACTCTCAACAACGACAATTAGGACCTTCGCAATATTTGAAGTATCTTGTTACTGGCGAATTACCACCAATGCCAGAAAAACCTGAATCGGTTACTCATCAAAACTATACTGGAATTGCACCAGCAGCACTTCAATCCGCACGAGTGGGGGATATCATAATCCATATCAACGGAACAATCACTGATCAGACCTTCAAGATTCCTGGCACTACTCTCATGGATCTCACACATAACCAGGGGTACTAATCATGGCAGATCCTACCTTTGACAGCGTTACTCTTGAGAATGCAAGTATCCAGAGTCAAGAACTATCAAATCTGTCATTTAAAATTGTGTTCAGGTGTGTTACCACTACAAATGACAAGACCAACCTTGACGCATTAAAGGCAAAATGGGGCGGTATTGTAACCCGCAGAGTTACTACAGACGGGTACGTTTCCCTTCAGGGCCCGGGAACAAAGGGAAGTCTTGAGATCGCCACAACGACATACACAAATTGCATGATCACTGCACTTACTGTAACGCCTACAGATAGGAACGCAACGCATTATGAATATTTCGTCACAATCGAACGCCACACCGCAGGGTGATAAAAATGCCAGAGATCAGAGGAAAGATAAAAACAATAGTAGAAGTTGAAACCACCGTATACCGGGTTGACGGCACGGTAAAGGATCGGGAATATGATCGTATCGTAGTAGGAGATGATGAAGAATGACAGTATTCACCAATGATGGCCTGGAATACGATGCAAAACTGTTTTGTGGGGTATCCACATCCCCATTTAAGTACGTTGCATTAGGTTCAGGAACAGGTGCAGAAGACGTAACCAATACTGCACTGACGACAGAGATCGCAGCGTCCGGTCTTTCAAGGGCAGAAGGAACACCATCCTATGAAGCAACATATATTGGGGTTGTCACCTGCACGCACACCTGCACTGCGGACGGACTTCAAGTATGGGAAGTAGGGTTATTCGATACTGCAGTTACCGGCGGGAAAATGGCAATAAGGAAGAAGTTTGCCAGTGCGAAGAATCTGGACACCGGCGAGAAGATCAAGAATACCTTTAAAGTCACCAAGGCAAGGGCGTAACCAATATGACATTAACCACGATGTATGACGGGGTTGTAAATTCACCTTCTACTACACTTACGTCTGATATTACTGATTCTGATGCCACAATCCCGGTTGCAGAATTAGGGGTATTCCCGGCAGCCCCGAACATCGCGGTAATAGGCACCGGGGATGATGCAGAAACTATTCATTATGATGCGAAGAGTGCGGCAAATGGGGCAGGGAACCTTACCGGAGTAACGAGAGAATACAACAAGACTGGAAGTTATGGTGCAAAGAAGGCATGGTCTGCCGGGGAAACAATTGCACGTAATTTCTGCGAGTATGACTATAATGCCCTTGTCGATAACGTCAACGCCCTTTTAGGTGAATATGATGTCCTGAGGTATAAGGGCGTAATCGATTGTTCAGGGAATCCGAACTATCCCGCCGCCGATGCCGGGCATGTGTATCTTGTGACTGTAGCAGGGAAAATAGGAGGTGCAGCCGGCCCTGCCGTAGAAATCGGTGATATGATCATATGCCATGTAGATTCTTCTGCATCAGGGGACCATGCAACCGTAGGCGCGAACTGGTCAATTCTTCAAAAAAGTGCAGTTGATGAAGGATCAATATCTCTCTCGGATGTCACCACGAACGATGCCAGTACTTCAAAACATGGGTTCGCACCGAAGGCCACAGCCCCGGCAGCGGGGATCATCAACCTGCTTGGTATCGCGAATGGCGAAACGGCGTATACCTGCAAAGCGCTTCTGGACGATACCAACCCTGAAGCACTCGGGACCGCCGGACCGGGCACGGCAATAGTAGCAGCGAGGCGGGATCACGTTCACGACATGCCGGCCCTGGATATACTCGATGCGCCAACAGACAACACATCATTGAATGCATCGACCACGGCACATGGTCTATTACTAAAAGCAACTGTTCCCGCAGCAGGTGTTCGTAATATAGTTGCTATCGACAATGGCGAAACTATATACAAAACACAGCACTGGTAGATACTACCAATCCCGCAGCACTTGGTACAGTATCACCAGGAACTTCACTTCTCGCAGCACGAAGGGATCACGTTCATGCAATGCCTTCAATTGCGAGCGTATTTACATGGGCTGAAGTAACCGGTACAACTCAGGCCTTGGCGGTCAACACTGGGTATATCCTGAATCATGCAACCACAATGGTTGTTGCCACCCTACCAAGCACAGCAGCCGTAGGAGATGTCATCAGGATCGTAGGGAAAGGTGCAGCAATGTGGAAGGTTGCGCAGAACGCTTCTCAGTACATTAGATTCGCAGGACTTACGACAACCACAGGAACCGGGGGATACCTGCAAGCTGAGAACCGAGATGACTGCATTGAACTACTCTGTACTGTAGCTAATAATGGGTGGACTGTGATCAGTTCGATAGGGAACATAGTGGTGGTGTAAAAATGGCAAGAAAGACAAATGCAATTGGGTTTAATCGCGATTGGCTGCCTCAGAACATGATCATCGGAGTTGAATGGGATCAGAGTTCAAACTCGCCAATACTGAAACGGATTGACGAATATTCCAACGAGATGATCCTGAACCGTGCGGCGTTTGATTACCATTCGATCTGGGCGAACATGATGCGATGCAACCTCGCAGACGATGGCACGGTAAACGCATACTATGGAGATACCGCATTTAAGTTAGATGGATCAAACGGGCAGGTCATGGTAGAGATCCCGAAGTTCTACTATAAATCATATCACTCAGGCACAATCTATAGATGGTGGATCTCACCAATTGCAAAAGAAGGGTTTGCAGTTCATCCTGCATTTATTTCTGATGGTGTAGAGTACGACCATATCTACATCAGTGCATTTGAAGGCTCAGTTTACGATGTAACAGCGGCTGCAACTGAAGTCAACACGATCAAGATCACGGCAGAGCCTACAGCTGATGGGAATATCACAATCACACTGGATGGCAACTATGCATTCACCGTTGCAATCCTGGATACCGATACCATAGAGGGCGTAGTCGATAAGATTGTTGCTGCCGGGAATAAGACAGACTACCAAGGAGTTGTGTGGACTGTTGCGAAGGTGGACGCGGACGAACTCACGTATACTGCCGATAGTGCAGGCTTGAAAACTACCGCGATCTATTCTGCCGGAACCACAGGATGCACGGCAACAGTTACAAAGACAACACCGGGGGCCGGGGGATACGTAAAGAACGATTCTGCCGGTGTGGATTTCACCGCGACCACGGGTGACAAGATGTGTTCGATTGCAGGCGTGAAACCCCTATCAGAATGGAATAATGTAACCGCAACATTACCCAATATTAGAATTCTTGCACAGAACCGTGGTACTGGTTGGAACCTACTGTATTTCAATGCAGTCTGCGCAATCCAACTACTTTACTTGATAGAATATGCACATTTCAACTCGCAGACTCAAATCGGTGCAGGTGTTACAGGAGTAGACGATGCAACCGCTGGGAACACATATAACAATGCGCTTAATACCGGATTTACTGCTGGTATAGGCACAAACGGTGTTGATCTTGGCAATGCATCGGGGCATACTACTTCGGTAGCACATTACAAAACCCTTGAAGCAGACGCAGACATTCAACCTATGTCGTATCGCGGGATAGAAAATTTCTATGGCAATATCTGGAAATGGGTTGATGGTATCAATATCAAGGCAGACTACAACCCGTGGATTGCCGATCATGATTTTGCATCAGATAAATTCGAACACCCCTATGTGGATACAGGTTTAATAGGTGTTTCATCGAATGGATTTATTACCAATATTCTATTTGGAGCTAGCTTGAACTATGGGTTCTTGGCATCCGCTGTTGCAGGATCAGATTCCACATACTTATGTGATTACCATTACTGTAATACCGGTAACAGATCGGCGCTGTTTGGGGGCCATTGGGCTGGTGGGGTCGGGGCGGGTGCCTTCTATTGGTATCTGTATCATGCGGCGTCGGCTGTGCCTCGGGCTGTCGGCGGTCGGGCGGTCTTCGTAGGTTAGGAGAAACAACATGAAATCATGTGCAGATAACAAACCAGAACCAATCGAGATTGACAAGATTGAGAGAGGCGTAGCACGGGTACTGATCCGATGGAATGCAAAGGAAGTACCTGCACCTGTAATGTACGGCGAGAAGGCACGTACACAGTGGGAATATGAAGAAGAGGTAATCCAGTGGACACTTCCTACACCCGATCTTTCGCCTGAACAGATCGCAACATACTTTAAAGAGACACAGGCAGAGATCGAAGGATTCGCAAAGGCAAAACAGACGAACTGGAAGAGATCAGACGGCACGAAGATCGATGTGAGTACGGCAATTGTAATAGATAAATAGTAAACAAGTGATCCAGAAATGAAGTTCAATTCCTCGGCCAGGTTCAACCGGAAATCGTTTAATTCAGAGAAGGTTTTCGATGCCGGTATTCATCTCGGGGGAACGGTAACAAATACATGTGTGGGTCTTGGAGATCTTCCATTAAGCGGATGGAGTTTCAGGAAACAGATCACAATTAGTAATACCGGCGCTGAATTAACAGATTACCAAATATCATTTATTATCAATCGTTCCGCAGGGGTTGACAGTGGAAATACTGTATATGTGGGAACGAAATGCCAGGATGATTATGACGATATCAGGTTCACTAAAGCTGATGGGATAACCTTATTGGATTATTGGATTGAATCTTCCTCTGCCGCGACTGCAACAATCTGGGTTGAAGTTGATACGGTTGCAGGAAGTGGGGACACCACTTTATACCTTTATTACGGAAATGGTTCTGCTGCTGCGGTGAGTGATGGTGATGCGACATTTGATTTCTTTGATGATTTCCTGGGGACAGCAATAGATACTGACAAGTGGACCATTGATGATGCAACCGGCTGGTCCGTTTCTGGCGGGCAGCTCAAAGGCACAAACACCGCTGGCAGAATACGGTCGAAACAATTATTTTCGGGCCCGTTCATTGCCGAAACTTGGCATAAGATAGTTTCGTTCCCCACTAATGGCTATGAGGTTCTCGGGACTTGGGTATCTCCATCCAACGGCTGTGGAGGTTTCCTCCCCCACAGTAACGCCTTCTTCAGTTTTAATGAGGGTACGTATATCATGTATGATCCATCTCCAGTAGTGCCGCAAAATAACTGGTGTCTCTACATGGTCTGGGAAGACGGTGCAGATCATGCGCATGAGCGAATTGTGCAATCGGCTAATTCACATCAAAATGATTTTACAAATTCAGTAGATTCTGAGCCGATCACTCTTGGGAAACGATATACTAATGATTTCACAGGACAAGCATATGAAGCTTATTGGGATTGGATCCTCGTCCGCAAATACGCCGCCACTGAGCCTACAGTATCAGCATGGGGTATGGAGACTACATGGGTTCCTGGGGCGGCAATTCCCGCCCCTATAACAGAATTCGGGATCACACTTGAGAACACTATCAACAATTCCGCAGATCATTCATATTCCTTCGAACCGGCGGATATTACCGCAACAATAGAATTATCAAACCTTGAAGTAATGGCGCAAGTGTTCATTGATACTACCACTGTAATTAAAATACCTTTTAACTATGGATCTTCTGAAATTACCGTAGGTGAAACCATCACTGGGGCGACTTCCGGGGCAACCGGTACTGTCACAATAGTAGAAGTCACGGCTGGCGACTGGGGAACCGGGGATGCAGAAGGATACATTTACGTTAAGGATCCATCTGGCGTTTTCGAGGTTGGGGAAGAGATCAACGGATCAGAAGGCGGGTGATATATGAATGGGTGACGCAGTTGTTTCCGGTGATCCTATAAGGGTCACACCAAAAGTAATCGAGAAATCCGCATGGAAAAGTATTGATGAAGTATACTGGACCGGATCAGTTCTTCTTGACGGCCTGTACGCGTTTACTGACGTTGCAGGATTCAAAGAACTACAGATCAGGATGAAGGATCATACTGCAACTGAACAACTTGTATTCGGGGGGTTCATTCCTAATCAGGGAATAACGCAGAACCCCGGTGATAATACTACACAACTGACGGCATACTCATACTCATGGTTCCTGGCAAACCAAATGGTGCCGGATGAGAACAGGGGCACGGCAGCGTGGGTTCCTTCGGGTTCTTCCGGGTATGTTACCTTCCTTGAACCGTCAGTTATAGTGACTGCATTATTAGGCGGCGCGCTCTGGAACAGGGTTACGGGTTGTAATCCCCTCTGGGTAATTCCGGTTGCGAGTTGGGGATCAGCTTCAATCCCTGTAAGGGGCTGGGCCTGGGAACCCGGAACTAACAAGTGGCAAGCAATCCAGGAGATGTGCGACTATCTCGGATACGTCTTTGAAGTCACCTATGACGATATCTATAGTCAACATATCGCCCGGTTCTGCAGACTTGCCGATATTGATACATACCTGGGCGTTCCTGCCGCAGTCACATTCAACAAAACCGATGCGGCGAAATATGTGTTAAACGTATCAAAGGAACGCAGAGGCACGGAATTTATCAACCGCGTAAGAGTTCACGGAAAGAGGAATAAGAGGATCTTAAACTTCATAAATGGGGTAACAGAGTTCACGGCGGCACATACTGTAGTTGATGGAGGTACAGGTGCAAAAGCAACTATCATATCATGTACTAAGACGTCTGGTGCATGGGGTGGCACGGCAGTAGGGTATCTAATTATTTCATATGATCGCACTGGTGATTTCATTGACGGGGATACGATCATAGATGAACTTGGCGCAGGGTATGGGAACGCAACTATGCAAGGTAATTCCGTTCCCTATGAGCTCTACGACGAATATTCTTACTATGTAGAAAGTGCCGATGTTACCAACGAAGACACACGGCCCCGGGAACGGTTTATCGAATTAGAAGAAGAGTATGATTCTACACCGTTAATCGAAGCGAAATGCCTTGAATACTATAACATGTATGCACTCGATCCAACCACGTATAATGTAGAATTTAGGGATCGATCAGACCTGCGACTCTGGCAAAAGGTAAAACTCGTAGGGTGGTCTGAAATCCCTGAAGCGGAGATGCGGATTGTTTCGATAAAATACACTGAAACTTCAGGCGGCGGTGTAAGAGTATCGGCAACCTTGAACAATGCGGAGTATGTGATCTCACAAAGAAAGATGCGAAGATCCCTTAAAAACAATGACGTTTCCGCAATCGAGAAGATTGTTAAGGGTATCCTGGACCAGAACCTCCAAGTAAAAGACGGGACAGTATTAAAAGTGCAGGGTGACGGAGTCACGATTGAATATACGGATGCCGGGATTGTCGTTACCTCCAGGGGAACTGGATAAATATGGTTGATGCCGGAGATAAAGGGGCAACCCTAAAGAATCATTATTTAGAACAAGGTTCTGTAGAAGCAGGCGATAAGGTATTTGTCCTTTCTGCGTTCGGGAAGGATCGGGTTTTCTCAGGGATTGCAGATGTCGGGGATAAAGTGAAGGTTCTTTCGTATAAAGGGGTTCGTAGAATAATCGCAACAAGGATCAGAAAGATTTTCTATGTCGGGCCTGCGTTTCATGAGGAACCGGTTAGACAATTCGTAGTACATCTTATCGGCAAGGTTGACGTCCCGTGGGATGGGGTGGGAAGGGTATGGGTTACGAATTATAAAGATCATATCTATGCCAGTGCAGACGACGGATATTATATACATAACCTTACAAATTCTCTACCGATCTGGCTAAGAAAATACACATATGGGAAAGAGGCATATAACAACGATCCCCCTCCGGAGATCACTAGTATCATGGAACCGGGGTATGTTAATCATCTCGAGGTATATGTGCAGGATTGGTATGGCGGGGCGATCTCCAACCCCGTGACATATATCGCCCTGACGGCGTGATGGGCTATTCCTAATCCCGATACATATATTATTTTTACTCATTAATTCAGATACCCATAAAATCAAAATGATAAAATATATATACTATACCATCATATGATATATTATGGCAAGAAACCTTAGGAAGAACCATCCAAAGTGCACGCCCAGGTGTATTACCCTGGACGAGATAACGAAGGAGCGGATTGCAAAGATGGTCCCGTCCGAGTATCCCTCGTTAAGCGAACTGATCCGATCTCTGGTAAGGGCAGAGATGGAGAGGAGGAACAAAACATGACGTCAGTTAAGGGCGAGTATCCTGCACTCTGCCAGCGGTGTAAAAAGTTGAGAGAAACGACTAGCGATCATGAGGTCTTCGTGTGCGGCCTCATGGTCGAGGCAATGAATGCCAGAGTACCCGTGCTATCCTGCGGGTACTTTGAGGAGGAGAAGTAGATGTGGACGGTGTACTACACAATCAAAGGCGAGTGGGCCAGAGAAGAGTTCGAACTGGCAAAGGATGCGCATGAATACGCCGAATCCCTCAGGGGATACGGCTGTGAGGAAATCCATGTGGAGTGTGATTAGAAATGATTGAATTCCGCTGTACAACAGGGGCGACAGTAAATGTCTGTCCTGTTTTACGAAATGGAATAACAAACTATGTTATCGAGACAGGAGGGAAAAAAGAGTATGTCTCAGAATGCGATATCCGGAGAGTGAAAGATTCTCCAACCGGATACGGGATTGTCCTAGAGGGGGATGTTGCCAAGGTGTTTCGTCCCAAGGGAAAGATAGTGATCACGATCACAAAAGAGGTATATGATAAGATCATAGAAGAGGGTCGGGCCTTCATCGATACAAGAATCAAAGAGGAGATGGCAAAGCCGATTTCCTCATGGGCATGGACTCTCGGTGGGGATACCCATATGGTGCGGATATTCCCCGAAGGAGATATCTGCATTGAGTTTCGGCCGGATGTTGCAGAGATTCAGGATATCCTCAGGAACTGGATAGAGGCTGATAAGGTTCTCAGAGAGGTCTCTGAGGTACATCCCGACCAAAATATCTTACCCAACATATATAACGTTGGACCGATTTACAGGATCACAAATGACACGTTGATGCAAATCATCAACGAGTACAAGAAGGCCCGCGAAGAGGCCCGGGAGGCAAAGGAGAAGGCCGAAGAGGAAAAGTACAAGAAGGCTCTCTCAGAAGCGCAGAGAACTGGAAAGCCTGTGGTCCTCCGGTACTGGAATGCTCCCTGTAATGATCCGCGGGAGGCGTGCGATGTTGATGACGTATACGAGTACGTCCTCCCGGATGGGTCGAAGAAAGTCGAACGGTACCACAACTGGTGAGGTGAATAATGGTATGAAGACAGAAGAAGAGATTAGATCAAAAATCAAGATAGCACATGAAGACATTCAGAAATACCGGCATAATCCGGTTCTTGTAAGGATGTGTGAGTATTGGATATATGCACTTAGATGGGTTCTTGATGAGGAACTTGACCCTGTCGAGGTGGATGAGGAGGGAGAAGAGATATGACTTTCCCTAATTCGCGTTATTATTGCATAGCGCAATACGGGGGCCCTGTTTTTGGTGTCGGGAGGACGCCCTTGAGTGCTCTACGTGATGCCAATCAATGGCGTGATAAGGAGCCGAAGATCACCCTGCAGGATGTAGACATTCCGGCTGGCGAGCGGAGGGATGGGGGCCTCTATCTCTACGAATGTTCGTGGGGAGTTTATGATCGAGTGATGAGAGAAGGAGGTCAAATCGATTATGAGGAAAAGACCAAAACCTACCTCTGCCTTCCTGAAGAACTTGAGGCAACGAAGAGTGTAGACAAGGATATAGAAAAGATACGGTTAGCATACCTTTGTGAACCTGATGCGGATATCCTGTACCAGTTCAAGAAAACTGATGGCCGCTGGACAGGATGGCGATCATTCCACAAATCGGCTAAGAAGGAGTATCTCCCTTGGCCCTGGGAGATGATCGGGGCTCCCGGGGTGGCCTCAGTGGAGTGGAAACTTGTAGATAGGAGGGTGTGAGTATGGGAGAGTACGCTATCAGGAAAAGTGATGGCAGAAAGATCAAGATCGGAACGTGCGAAGATATGTACTATCTCCGTTATTCCGATCTGGAAAAGGTATCGTCGCTACCTGGAAGTGTGGATCTATCGGATCCATCGACCATAAATGAATTGAGATGGCGACTCCCATTCCCCGAAGAAGACGGTGAAGACCCTGGGGAATATTGGGATCCTTCCAAGAGTGCGATTCTGTTTAGATTTACCAATCCAGAAACAGCAAACACTCCGGGGACGTTTCAGGTATGGACGAAATACGGGATGCTCTTTAACATTAAATGTTACCACGGAGAACGATTCCCAGACTATGGGACAGATATCAAAGCATTCTGGAACGGTAAGAGTTCAGCGTATTGTCTTTCCGCCCTGAAATTCATTGATGGAAAGGCTTGGGGTGTGTACTCATGTATTGAATGTAGGGAAATCTGGTGGGCACCCCTGGAGAAGCTGGTGCCATTTCTTGGGGGAGATGACCAATCACTAAAGGAGCGACTGATTAAGTGGTATCTGGAGGAGGATCAACCATGATCGTCCCCATAACATCCCTTCTGCCTCACGATGCAAAAATTGAAAAGCACGATCTTGGATACCTCTTCTTTCGGTATGCCCGGGGGGACGTAGATCAGTTAGATCGGGCGTTCCGCGAGTGGGCGGATGTCATCGAGGATATCTACCTCGAAGAGAGAGACATGCGGGTGAAAATTATCATGAGGGAGGAGCCGTATGTGTGACTTTGACGAGATCAATCCTTGCGAGGACTGCAGTGAGGATCCAGATACCTGCAACAATGATCCAACTGAATGCTTGTTAAATGCGATTGAGACATATAGAGATGGTGAAAAAGATGCCTACGAATGAAGAATTTACCGGAATCCTGCAATCAAGAGGGCAGGAGAACGGGGAATCGTATTGTGTGATCGACAACACACAATATTTTATCCCTGACTATGTCCGTGAATGGTTGGCAAAACTTCCAGACGGAACGAGAGTATTGTACAAATACTCAATGAAGAAAGAAGGCCGAAAAGACCTCACCAAGATTCGGATGGCTCCTGCAGCCAACAATGAACAGACAAAAGCGTACCCAGAAAAACTCAACATGAGGGTAGGTGTGTTAATCTCGCACTATCCCACTAGTTGTACAATTCAGACGGATAATGGAGAGAAAACATTTGCGTTGAATTCCAAGTTCCCGCCCAATATCGAACTGCCGCAGAAGATCGAGTTTGCAGTCAATAAGCTTGGATTCATTACCGGGTACAAGTTCCTCGGGAAGGCGGAAGATGTGTCGGTCCCACAGAGCCCTTCACAACAACCCTCCTCCCCTCCTATATCGAGTGCCTCATCAGTCTCTCCACAGAAGGGATCGGAGAAGAAACCCGAACTCACAGAAGTCGGGATGTGCACCCTGACAATAGGAGGCACGATCAACCTCCAGAACTATGAGAACCTGCGAGTCGAGATCTCCGGGCCGGCGGCATATCGCCGGGAGATGATAGAATATCTTAAGGATACCCTTGATCTCTTCGGGGAGAAGGATAAGGTGACAAGAGAGATGATAGAGGTATGGAAGAGGCGGGTACTTCTTAGGGAGGGAGAGGAATGATTCCAGTCAAGAATATTTGTGATCTCCAGATCTCCCCTAATCGTATTTTCGGGAATGGGGAGATATTATCCTATGATGTGGATATCCGCCTGAAGCTCTCTTCGAGTGACTTGAATGTTTTCATGGATCTTCTTCACACATTGGGGTGGGTAAAATGAAAATCCAGAAATTTATTTTACCCCGGGAGATGGATGCCTGGGAGGCCCTGGAAAATGCTGAGGGAGTGAGGGTTGAACACCGATACCTCCTGACACAACAAGCATCAGCCGGGTGTAATGAATGGGATGCCTGTGCCTATGTCCTGTTCACAATCCAGGAGGAGGTCACGAGCATTGAGAAGGAGAACCTGGAGAGGATCAAGGAACTCGCAACCAGGGTCTCGCAAGACAAGGTACTCCCCACCTTGAGGAATCAAACTCAGAGGGAATTATATCTTCTGGAGATCTACAACATCGATTCCATTACCGCGAGTCAGGTATGGGAATACATCAAGATGAGGGAGAGGGTTAAGGAGGTCGCACCATGAACCTAAAAGAAATCAGGTTTAAAAATAGGATATCAAAAATAGTAAAGAATTTATGCAAACAGGATACTTCTATTTTTGAATATCCTGATAATGATCTCCAAGGTATGAAAATTTCATCCATTTCGCGGCCGACTACCGATGAAGAACGTGATCGTTTTGAGGCTGCCCTGGAGGAGATAGAGAAACTGTTACAGGAGATGTGAGCTGTGCTCACCCCCATTCCACCACAAGAGATCCGAGCCCGTAACCACAAGCGGAATCTCAATAGAGTGTGGTCAGGAAAGGTGTGGAGGGCGAAACGCCTTGCTTTCATTGATTCCCGGGGAAGTCGATGTGAATGGTGCGGGTCAACAGAAGGACTGACAGTCCACCATCCAATGAGAAATAGTTACGGGTCGTCTGCCTATATGGACTTTTACCTTTCGGGGTGTATCCTGCTCTGCCAAAGATGTCACAGTGCATTACATGCGGGTAGAGTGATCTGCGATCGGGACCATGCAGATGGTGAGGTTCACTATCGGTGGCATGATGCAGAGATGTGTTCCTATTGTTTCCTGCAACTTCATCCTGAGCTGAAAGAACAGAAAAAGAAGGATGAAGAACGAGCCAGGAGGAAGAAGGCTCAAACCAAACAGGCCAAGGCGCATCCGTGCAAATATCGAGGGCTTGAGCAAAAGTGCAGGAGGAGGTCAGGAGAGATATGCACGTATAATGCAAAACGAGCCCCTGCCAAATGCAAGTTCTTCAAGGCGAAGGCCGGGGTAAAGGTAGAGGAGGAAAAGGATGTGGTGGTGAAGGATGCATGACCTCACCCACCTCTCCCTCTTTACCGGGATCGGGGGATTTGACCTTGCGGCGGCGTGGACTGGATTTAAAACGGTCGGGCAGGTCGAGCAGGACCCATATGCCCTGCGAGTCCTGCGAAGACGATTCGGGAGAGAGATCCCACGATGGACAGACATCAGGGATCTATCGGCAGACGACTTTAAGCGGAGAACTGGCATCGACAGCCCGACCCTTATCTCCGGGGGATTCCCATGCCAGCCATTTAGTTGTGCCGGAAAGCGAGAAGGCAAGGAGGATGACCGTTACATCTGGCCGGAGATGCTTAGAGTCGTGCGGGAGCTCAGGCCATCTTGGATGGTTGGAGAAAATGTTGCTGGGTTCGCCAATATGGCACTCGAATCTTGCTGTTCTGACCTGGAAGATGAAGGTTATACCGTCAGGGCGTTCCTTATTCCAGCTGCAGGCGAGTCTGAACCCCTTGTGGGTAGAGTGGCTCATGGGGTTCCCCGACGGGTGGACAGATTGCGATGCCTCGGTAATGCAGTTGTTCCCCAACAAGTATACCCGATCCTTGCGAGTATCGCACAGATTGAGGAGGAGAAGGTAGTATGATGGAAGAGACAAGAAGATCACACCCTATATCACGTTATATACTATATAACGTTATATACGGATCCTTAGTATCCTTAGATAGAGCTGTACCCTATATCATATCATATCATATCATATCATCCTCTCTGCAAAGATCAAAATTTGGTATATCACCTTATATAGTATATCACCCTATATGGAATTCTGAAAAGGAGGAGATATGAGTCGCAAAAAGTCAAAAAACCCAGTTACAAGAATTATTCAGGCAGATGAATTCACCTTTCAGGTATGCCAGTCATTGGGTTGGTCGTACTCGGATGTGTTCACAGAAGGGTATACTTCTCTTCTAGGAAAAACCTTGAAATGTCGTCAGAATGACGAAATACCCATAGGGTTCTTGCCGATTACCCTGATGGATCTCGCGATTCAGGACCTTGACGAGAAGATCAAAAACATGCAGGAAACTAAGAAAATTCTCGAAAAAGTAAGGGAAAGTCAGTCAAAACTGATCATTTTCCCACAAAAAGATCGAGAAATTGCGATCATTTTCAACGAACTTGCAGATAAGTATCTGACCGACAAAGAGGTCGAAGAATACCGCAGATTGATGTCCGTTCGGATAAATCGCGGTGATTCTTGCTCTAATGTGGTTTCATCATTCCTAAAAGACCTCACCGGGAGGGCGAATGGATCAGGTGCAATTATCTCAGAAATCAGCAAAAAAGACCCTACCTGGAAGGAAAGTATTATATACAACTATCTTACCACGAGGCAAAAAACATGATTCCTGAATGGGAAGGTTTTTATAGGGCAAAATGTCCGAAGTGTCAAGGATTACTTGTCAGCTCGGCAAGGTCACCTGGAACGAAGCGACAATGTCCATTTTGTGGATATAAGTTCTCACCATTAAAGAGGAGGATCAAAGAATGAAACTGAAAGAAGCGATTGCCATAAAGGCCAAACAGCAAGGGATAATGACGATGGCAGTCATGCCCGGTCAGCCGAAACAGAGAGGCAGGCCGATGCAGTCTACCGATGAAGAGATCTATCAGGCTTGGTTGGATGGCAATTCAATCTATTCTATCTCAAAGCGACTATGCAAATGCAGTACGACCAGGGTGAAGCGGATCATCCAGGAACGTGAAAAGGAGGATTGAAGAAGTATGATTGAAACATCATCAAAGAAGAAAGAGAGATTGATCGTTGGTTGGGGAGCAAATGCCAGATATCTCGAAGTGCACTATTTCAGGGAAGATACAGGGCTTCCTCTATGCAAAACCAAGAAGCGAGGTAAGACAAAGGCAACCATTCCATTATCGAAATGGAATCCTGACAACCCTTCAACCTGCCAGGTCTGCAGAAAACTCTTCATGAAGATCAAAGAACAAGAACGGGGTCAAAAGGGTGAATAAATGAGACTCCACTTAATGCGGTATGATTCAAGAGAATTAGCGCAAGAGCACGTCAAATATCTCAAAGAGCACGGAAGCGAGGCAATAATCGAAGAAGTGACGGTCTTTGATGTGTATGTCACACGAGACTTCCGGGTAGGAGATACATCACTTGATCAGAGGTGAAATCATGGACGAAACTCGCAAAAAACAGATCTACGATCTGGCATGGAAACAATGGGGAGACAGAGCACAGATGGATCTTCTCATTGAAGAAATGGCAGAACTCACCCAGGCCATCATCAAGGCTCGGCGCCGTGGATGTCTATATACATATGCTATCCTTGAAGAAATGGCGGATGTTCTCATAATGCTTGAACAACTTGAGAATCAGCTCAAGGACATCCCCAATCCAGAATATGGTTCATTCTGGAGGCAGGTTATATCGATCAAAGAGGCTAAATTGAACCGACTCGAAGAACGGCTCATAAAATAAATCATGGGCGAGGAGGCACGGGTATCATGACTTGTTCTTATGCTATTCGGGAACCAGAGTGGAGATGCACCTACAGAAAAATGCACCATGTGAAAGACTATGAACTACTCCTATCTCTTTGTCAGGGTTTACCTGCAGATTGTCCCTGGCATGTACAAATGGACAAGAGATCCAGAGAATATACTGGTAAAATGACAAAAACGGGGCGCATATCATGAATTACTGCAAACACCTTCGATGGGTAGAAGACCAGGATGCAGATTATTATGAATGTGCATTGGGCTTAGACACATCATTGGATTGGTGTGACGACATCCAAGGGAATAAATCCGAATGCAAGAAATTCTCTCCGATTCCATATCCGGAATGGAATAGCAAGAAGGAAGAAAGATGGAACAAGGAATAAGACCGATGAGAATATCTTTGGTTGATTTCGACAGCAAGATCCCGAATCTCGCGCTGATGAAAATTTCAGCATGGCACAAAGCGCAAGGGGATACAGTCGGATTCAAGATCAAGAATCCAGACAAAGTGTATGTGTCTGTGATCTTCACGAAGAACCGAGCGAAAGCCTCAGCCTGGGAGAATAGGTATCCGGATATTCCGGTTATTTTTGGTGGGACTGGTTGGGATCTCACAACCACTCTCCCTCTGGAAATTGAGGCCATGAGACCGGATTATGACCTTTATCCCTCAGCCTATTCCCAGGGTTACACTACAAGAGGGTGTATAAGGAATTGCAGTTTTTGTGTAGTCCCGGAAAAGGAGGGCAAAATAAGAATTGCACAGCACCCATCGCAATTCCACGATGACCGGTTCGATACATGCATGATCATGGACAACAACCTTTTCGGGGCTCCGCAGGAATGGCAGACCAGCGTTCTCTCTTGGTTCATTGACAATAAAATCAAAATGCTGTCCCCACAGGGATGGGATGCCCGGTTGCTCACTGAAGAACGAGCAGAGAAACTGTATGCAATTAAGCACGCCGGGATGATCCATTTCTCATGGGACAATGTTCAAGATGAAAAAGCGATATTCCGGGCGATAGACATCCTGAAAAAGACAGGTTTTGATCTCCGCCGGGAGATCTCATTTTATGTGTTATGCGGGTTTAATACGACGTTTGATCAGGATCTCTACCGTTGCCAGAAATTACGGGATGTAGGTATCCAGGCATATGCAATGCGATATTCACGTTCACGTGAATTAAATGCCCTAGCAAGATGGACAGCCCGACCCCAACTATACTGGGCGGTTGAGTTTTCAGAATATACTCGAAAAAACAAGAAACAACAAGTGAGGCAGAAACATGAAAGTCAGATGCAAAGAGCATTCTGAGGATGAAGGAACGATGACGAAATGGACGTGGGTATGCCCGCACTGCAAATATCTCAACATTTGGTATTGGGATATATATGACATTCCACTTCCTGGAGATCCCCCCATACTCTTGTATTGTGATCAATGTGGGAAAAATCAAAGATGCAGGCCGAGATGGTCGGAGCAGGATAAGAAGGTAGGAATGTGAAAAAGATGATAGTGAAAGAAGCCGGTCAACAACTCACCCTGGTAGGGGCTCCTCTACCAAAGTCCCGGGGCACAAGGATTATCATTCAAGGCCGTCGCCAATTTTTCGAGGAGATCGCAGCAAAATTCAGGCAACTTGCAAAAGAAAAGAAAGTCGTAATCAAAGAGGAGTCATGATATCTAAGTCCATCCAGCAGGATTTAAACGGAAAATCTTTTGAGGAAATCGCCATATCAAGGATTCGACAGTATGAACCGCCTGAAGGTTATTATCTTGCGTTCTCAGGAGGGAAGGATTCAATAGTTATTTACGATCTTGCAGTCAAAGCCGGAGTCAAATTCGATGCACATTTCTCCAGAACAACAGTTGACCCTCCAGAAATATTGAAATTCATTAAAGAAAACTATCCTGATATCATCTGGGAAAAACCCAAGATGAGTATGTTTCAGCTCATCAGGAAAAAGAAAATGTTGCCGACACGCATTATGCGATTTTGTTGTAGTGAATTAAAGGAATTCGGTGGCCCTGGAAGAGTTATCCTAACAGGGATTAGATGGCAGGAATCCGTTATGAGGAAAAAGAGAAAACTATTTGAAGAATCGTATAAAAGAAAAGGAACCTATTTCCTGCATCCAATCATCGATTGGTCAACAGACGATGTCTGGTCATATATTCACAAGTATAATATGCCGTATTGTTCTCTTTATGATGAAGGAAAGGAAAGAATAGGCTGCATAATGTGTCCTATGCAAACACCGAAAGGAATGAAATTAGATGTTGAAAGATATCCAAAATATTATAACGCATACCTTCGAGCAATCCGGGACATCATGAAGGTAAAGAAATTTAATAAGTGGAACACTCCGGAAGAAATGATGGAGTGGTGGATAAATGGGCGTTAGAAAGAATATCTGAGATATGGACCGGTTGAAACGACAGATATTAGTAAGAGTAAATAATATCATGTACCATGGCAAATCGGTTTGCAATAAGACGGCGTAATGCCGTTATCGCGGGATGTATATTCTGTTGTGTTGCCTGTGGAATGGCTGCTACGTGCGGCGTCCAGGCAGCCATGATCACATCCCAGGTATCAGCCAGCGGTACTGGGTTTGTGAGCGGGGGGTCTGCTCTCATCTATGCAATCTCAAACACAAACAGTACAGATATTCCCCTCACACCCGGGCAGGAGATCGTAACAGTCTCATCCGTTGATTCTCTTCTCGCAACAGGAAAGAGTAGCTATCAATCCGGGTTAGGGCTCCAGAACGGTGAGCTTATTTTGCTACAGAGTGAACGTGCTTTGTTTGCTACAGGGCCATCTGTCTATTCCGAATCCCTCCTGTATGATGGGGTTGGAGCAGGATCACCAGAACTGGTATGTGGTGCGTTAGGTGAGAATACTGAAACTTCTCCTGCTACTATTGAAGAAGAATCAGAGGGGAATGAAACTATAACAATCCCAGCTGTAGATCCTTACTGCTCGATGTTCATGGTTGACACTGGAATGATCGGGTCTGGACTCTTATACCAGAGTTCCGGAGCAGTCCAGGTTGGAGACGTAGAAATCCCTGACGTTTTGGGCTTCCAGTTTAGCAGTTCTGGAAATGGTATCGGAACTCTCACTGTAAGCTCAATGTCGCAGACACCCGGGTATTTCAATCAAATGTTCCAGCGTGTAAATGCAGGAGGAGAACCATTCGCCCTGGAAGGCAAGTTCCAGTTCACCAGTTTCGCAAAGACCTTCGATCTCCCCACGGTGGAGGGGTGAATATCCACTAAACTTCATGGAGTTAGTAAAATGATTGAAATTCCGCCCGAAGTAATGAATGCCTTATGGGCCCTGATCCTGGCCATAATCGGCTGGGTAATGGCATACATTGAGAAGCAGGACAAAGACGAAATCGAGGAGCAGAAGAAACTGGTCGAGGAATTCTATGATCCCACTACCGGTAATATTCCTCCGCCTGAGGGTGTCCCTCAGCGTGCATGGAGGATGAACGAGGAAACAAAGCGGTGGCTCACTGTTGGTCACGATCCCGCTACTCAGGCTGATCTCCTCCGCCAGGTCGCCGAGGCCGAGGCAGACGGAAAGACCGACTACTATATCTCCTATCCCGGAGGTTGGTATCATATCAACTACGGCCTCATCATGGGGTCGGCGAAAGGGGCATAAACCCCTTTCTTTCCCATAGAGAAAAGAACATGAATCAACCCGCCCCGGGGCCTTGTAAGGGACAAATCGTCGCGGTTCATGACCGGACCCCCGGGATTGCCTGGAGAAATGACTGCGTGTCTTCACCTCACATGGTTATCACAGAGTTCCTCATTTGCACCAGAAGATTCCTGTTTGGATTGAATACTATACCCGCAATGCCGGTTCGGGCCCGGCCTCCAGGCATAAATGAAAGACATTCTAATTTTATCTGATATGCACGTCGGTTCACTGTGGGGTTTATGGCCGCCTGACTTCGAAGCAGACGACCCACGAAGTGATAACAGGCTACGATTTCACCAGAACCATACGCAAAAACAGCTCTGGAAACATTGGAAAGATATGATTTCAAAAGTAAATCCTGAGATCGTTATTTTCAATGGCGATCTGATTGATGGACAACAGAGAAAGTCTATAGGCCGGGAAGTTGTTACATCACGACTTGAGACCCAGATCGCAGCATGTATTGATATTATCCGAACCTTGCCAGAAGTTCCGATGTACTTCACCCAAGGAACTGATTATCATGAGATGCCAGATGGATCCGCAGTAGAACACTACATTTCAAAAGAATTCAACGGGGAATTCGGTGATGATCTTCTTATCGACGAATGTGGGATCAGGATGCATGTAGGACATGCAATCTCAACCTCATCATCATCTTGGCAGTACTGGCCAACGGCCCTCTCACGAGACCTTCTTCTCTTGGCATTACATTCATCAGATCAAAAATACGGTAGTGTCGATGTTGCGATTAGATCTCACAGGCACAATTTTTGCGGTGCAATATTCAAAAACCAAATAGGGGTAATCACACCATGTTGGCAAACACGAACGCCATATGCCGTAAAAAAAGACTTTGTAACACCGCCTGATATCGGATATATTGTTCTGAAAGTGGAGAACCCACGGAATATCATGGTAGATAGGTCAGGAATCACTGCACCCCCAGTGAGACCATCGCGGATTGTAGGTAGAAATTCCACAAAATTAAAACGCTGCAAACAGACTGAGGGATTAAAATGAATGCAGTAAAAACATTACAAATTTGTGTTGGTTGTGGGGTAGAATTTGAGGTACGCCCATGCGAAATTAGAAAAAATAGGAAATATTGCACAAGGGCTTGTTATCATAAAAACAAAGACCACTCCGGAGAAAGAAATCCAATGTTCGGTAAAGTTGGGTACTGGAAAGGAAAAACACTCCCACAAGAGACTAAAGATAAAATCGGTCAGAAATTAAAGAATCGAGTTCCGTGGAATAAAGGAAAACATGGAGTACAACTCTACACTGAAGAATGGAGAATAAAAAACAGTCTATCCAAAAAAGGCATCCCCAAATCAGAAGAGCATAAAAGAAAAATAGGTGAGGCAAACAAAGGAAATACCTGTGGAGCAAGGGGAGAAAATAGCCCATATTGGAAAGGAGGTATTTCATTCAGTCCATATTGCCCCAAGTTTAATAGAGAATTTAAAGAGCGTGTAAGGAAATTCTTCGATAATACCTGTGTTATTTGTGGGAAAAAAGGAGATCTAATAAAATTGGATGTTCATCACGTAAATTATAATAAAAATTCTTGTTGTGATAATTCAAAACCCTTATTCGTTACTCTATGTAAATCCTGCCATACAAAAGTAAACAACAACCGGGAATATTGGCAATCTTGTTTCGAAGATCTAATAATGAACAAATATTCCGGTAAATGTTATTTGCCTAAAACAGGGGAGGGATAGGACATGTCTAAAAAAGAGGTAAAACCTGACACATTAGATCAATATGTAGATGCTATCGACATCTATATCCCAGAACTCGAATCTGCACCCAATAGGTTACATAAACGGCCTTGGTCAGATTGGGAAATAAAAGTACTCGTTAAGTATTATGGGAAAAACCAAACAATGCAATTGGGAACGTCCTAAAGAGATCGGGGTGCGCCATCGAAAAAAGGCAAGAGATATAGGTCTTGTACTATACCCTAAGGAGGATTAGGAACTATGAGTGGCTCTTATTCCCCAGGAAGTGATGAGGCAGTAAAGAGAGGATGCATTTGTCCAATACGGGATAATAACATGGGCCGAGGATTCGGAGATCCTAAAAATCCATTATTCTGGATATGTAAGAATTGTCCATTGCATGGATTGAAAACATGGGGCATAGAGGGAAAATAACTATGGGCGGATTCACACTCCCTGGATTCATGCGAAATGAAAAGCAAAGATCGATAGAACTCACCATTCGGCATTACGCAGCCTTCCCTCCAGATTACAGTGAGCCTCGCTCAATTGAGTCATATTATGCAGCAGTTGCATATCTGCCGGAAATCGCATATCCCTATGAACTCCTTCAGTCAATCCACGAGGGGATGATAGGCTATGCTTGAAACCGTAACTCCTCAAAACAGGCCTGCTGAAATATGTGGGTTTTGTGGTATTGCCATTTACGCCCCAGAAATAACCGCAGAATTCAGTGGGAACTGGATTGACTACAACCGGAAGGTTACAGGTACTGCATCTTTCGTTCTGTGTGGAGAATGCTGGGAACGGGTAAAGACCGCTCTTGAAGGAGATATGGAAACTGCTATAAAGAAGAGAGCCAAGCTCTTCGAAGGAAGGTAGTGATGAACCATCAGAAAGACCATACCTGTGACCTCCAGTATAGGGGTATCCGAGAAAATGCCGGAAAACCTTATGAGATCTGGATATGTTCTATTTGCCAGAGAGAAGAGTGGCGGCCCTATTGTGGAACGATGGACACAATAGAATGGAGAACTTGATGTGAAATGTGGCAGAACAGAATAGTCGGTGCAGGAACAGAGAATCCAAAGAAACTCACACCAAACCCAAAAAACTGGAGGAAACATCCGAAGAATCAAGCTCAGGCACTCGAGGGAGCATTGGAAGAGATCGGATGGTTACAGGATATTATCATCAATCAGAGAACCGGGCGACTCATTGATGGACATCTAAGAGTAGAGCTCGCCATTCGAAATAAAGAGAAGTCAGTGCCAGTGAAATATGTTGATCTCTCTGAAGAAGAGGAAGAGAAGGCATTGATCACATTAGATCCTATTACCTCAATGGCCGAAGCAGACAAAGATATTCTCAATTCACTGATCGAATCCTGTAAAACAGACAATGAAAAGATAAAAGCACTTTTACAGGAAATAGCAGAAAAGGAAAAATTATCCTTCGGCAAAAGGCAAATAGAAGAAGATGATTATGAACTGCCAGTAGAGATTGAAACAGATATTAAGAGAGGTGATATTCTCCAATTAGGACGACACAGAATCATGTGTGGGGATTCAACGTCAATAGAAGATGTTGAGCAATTAATAGCAGAAGATAAAATAAGCATGGTATTTACGGATCCACCATATGATCTCCCAACAAATCAACTCGAAATAATTTTTAAGATTGCGGATAAATTTTCAAATCTTCAATTTTGGATGGGTTCTGATAAACAACAAATCTATTTATGCAATTGTTTTTTTAATAAATTTACTCACTTTTTTATTCACGATTATAAAATAGGAACACTTATATCGAATAGTCAACCAATGCAACGGCATAATTTAATATCAAAATTCGGGAATAGAAAAACAAATAATTTAAA